CAACACCAATGACATGGTGAAAGCCTTTACTGCTGCTCAAGGAGCCTTCACAGTGCTAGAGTGGATTGCAAAGGCTGCAAAGCCTTTCTTGTTCATTGCTGCTGTTGTTGCTTCTATAAGTGTGTTTATACAAGAGTTTAAGGCTCACTAATGGACGCTGCTCCTCCTCCAGCAATATATGCACCTGCTCCTGTGTGTAAACGTTGGAGTTGGTCTACTGATAGGAAACAAGTGTGGTGTTTACAATGGGTAAAGGAAACTAAATGATTGACCCGTTCACAGCACTAGCAGCAATTCAAACAGCCGTGAAGCTGGTGAAGACAGCAACTAAGACAGTGCAAGACTTAGAAAGCCTTGGCCCTGTTCTTGGTAAGTTCTTTAGTGCTAAATCTGATGCCATTACTGTTGTTCAGCAAGGCAAGACTAAAGGGTTTAAAGGAAGTGCAATGGGACAAGCTATTGAACTAGAGCTTGCCATTGAGTCTGCTAGAGCTTTTGAAGAAGAAATTAAGATGTTGTTCTTCCAAAGCAACAAGATGGATGTGTGGGCTAAAATCATTGCCCGTGCTGCTTCCATTAACAAAGAAGCTGCTCACAACGCCCGTAAAGAAAGAGAAGCTAAGGCAAGGCATGACAAGGAAGTGGATGAAGCCATCACCATGTTCCTGCTCATATTGGTTGTTGTGGCTGTCTTAGGAGCCACTGGTTGGTTTGTTTACGAAGCTTTTGAGCAATGCGCTGGAACCTGCGCTATTAATAAAGGATAATTATGGCTCTCCCCTCCCTCCTCTCTTTGGTTAACGATGTGCTTGTACGCCTTCGTGAGCCAGAGGTGTCTACAGTTAATGAGAATGTGTTGTCTAAGCTTGTTGGTAAGTTTGTCAATGATGCAAAGCGACAAGTGGAAGATGCTTACAACTGGAATGCTCTCACCTCCACCCTGACAGCCGTCACATCGGCATCCACATTCAATTATGTGATGACAGGCACAGGCAGTCGGTTTAAGGTTATTGAAATCTATAATAACACAACCCGCTCCTTCTTGTCCCCTCAAACATCTAAGCAGATGACGCAGAACTTCCTGAGTTCTCCAACACCTGTGCACGGCATTCCTTTCTATTACAACTTCAACGGTATTAATCTGAATGGCGACACACAGGTAGATATTTTCCCTATTCCTGACGGTGCTTACACACTGTTCTTCAACCTCTACATACCACAGGAAGAGCTTGTCAATGACGGAGACAACATGCTGGTTCCTAAAGAGCCTGTTGTGCTGCTTGCTTACGCTCGCTCCCTTGTTGAGCGTGGTGAAGATGGTGGCTTAAATAGCTCAGAAGCTTATTCCATGTACAAGAGTGCTCTTTCTGATTATATTGCTTTGGAGGCATCTCGTTATCCAGAGGAAGAATGCTGGAGTGCTCCTTAATGGCCCAACCCCTCCAAACATCTACAATCTCTGCTCCGGGGTTCATGGGATTAAACACCCAAGACTCCTCCCTCGACCTTGCACAAGGCTTTGCCTTAGTTGCAACTAATTGTGTGATTGACCAGTATGGACGCATTGGTGCTCGTAAGGGGTGGCTTCCACAGCACGCCTCTTTAGGGGCTTTGAGCACAGCGCCCGTAGAAGCAATTGCTCAACTTGTGGTTGATGATGGCACTGAATACATTGTAGCCACTGGCAATAACAAACTGTTTAAGCTGGTGAGTGGTGTGTTGTCTGAGCTGTCATACGGAGGCGGAGGCACAGCACCAACAATCACTGACAGCAACTGGCAAATAGTTTCATTAAACCAGTGCATCTACTTCTTTCAGACAGGGCATTCTCCTCTGGTGTTTCAGCCTTCTGTGTCCACCACCACCTACAGGCGTGTGAGCGAGATGGCAGGTTATACAGGCACGGTCTTAAGCGCCAATGTGGCAGTTAGTGCTTATGGCCGCTTATGGGTGGCTTCTACAACCACTGACAAAACAGTTGTTGCTTTCTCTGACATCTTAGCAGGGCAGGTTTGGAGCACAGGAACTGCTGGCACACTAGATGTTAGCACTGTATGGCCTTCTGGTAGCGATACCATCACTGGGTTGGCTGCTCACAATGGCAACTTGTTCATCTTTGGTAAGAACACAATTCTCATCTACACAGGAGCAACTGCACCAGCATCTATGAGCTTGGCTGATACCATTACAGGTATAGGCTGTATTGCACGAGACACCATTCAGAACACCGGCTCCGACATCATCTTCTTGTCAGATACAGGCGTGCGTAGTGTGCTTCGTACCATTCAAGAAAAGAGTGCTCCGTTCAGAGACTTAAGCAAGAATGTGCGTAATGACCTGATGAATGCTGTTAACGGGGAAGTGGTTGCTAACATCAAGAGCATCTACAACCCCTTTGAAAGCTTCTACCTCATCACAATGCCTGTCTTAAAAACTGTGTATTGCTTTGACATGAAAGCATCTTTGCAGGATGGAAGCTCAAGGGTTACAACATGGGATGGCATTGAACCAATGAGTTTCTGCTTCTTGCGTGATCGTAGCATGCTTATTGGTAAGGATGGCTACATCGGTAAATACACAGGCTATTTCGACAGCGCAGCAAGCTATCGCTTCCAGTATTTTACCAACCATACCGACTTAGGACAGCCCTCTGTAACGTCTGTGCTAAAGAAGCTGTCAGTGGTGGTGATTGGAGGAACTAATCAGTATGTGGCAATGAAGTGGGGCTACGACTTCACTAACAATTATTACTCACAAACTGTACTAATTCCTACTCAAGAGGTTGACTATTATGGAATAGCGGAGTATAATGTAGCTGAATATAGTCCGGGAACTTCCTTACAAACTCTTGTAGCCTACCCCTCCGGTAGTGGCAAGGTGATACAGACGGGCTACGAGAGTGAAATTGCTGGTGCTGCTCTTAGCATCCAGAAGATTGAAATTCAAGCAAAGAACGGGAAACTAGCATGACAGAATATGTAAAAAGTACAAACTTCGCATCAAAGGATGCCCTTGCTGTAGGCAATCCATTAAAGATTGTCAAAGGCACTGAGATTGATACGGAGTTTAATAACATTGCTGTGGCTGTAACAACCAAGGCTGACTTGCTTAGTCCTGTCTTTACTGGGACGCCTACAGCAGCTACAGCAGCAGTTAACACTTCTAACACACAACTAGCAACAACAGCCTTTGTTGTAGCACAGATTGCTGATGACGCTCCTGCTAAAGATGGCACAAATGCCACAGGCACATGGGGCATTAGTATTACAGGCAATGCGGCAACTGCAACTTTAGCTACTTTAGCAACTAACGCAACAAATGCAACTACTGCTGCAAACGGAGGTGTAACTTCAGTTAATGGCAGCACTGGAGCAGTTACGGTAACATCTATTGGCGTGGGACAAACATGGCAAACACCGTCACGATCATTGAGCACAAACTACACCAACAGTACAGGCAAACCAATTCAAGTTATTGCTGCTGTGTATGCTCAAGGAAGCACACGGTGTAGGGCTATTGTAGACGGCGTAACAGTTGTTGAATCGCTTACTCAAGACTGTTGTGGTGTTCCTCAAATCTCATACTTTCCTTTATCGTTTATTGTTCCTAATGGCTCAACATACCAGTGTCAAGGCGGTGGTTTAAACACTTGGGCTGAACTGCGATGATTACATCTCCTCCTATTATTGAAGAACGGATGAAAACATGTGAGGGTTGTGATAAAGCTAAAGATATGAGCAGTGACCCTCTTTATTCTTTTATTGACTTCTTTGGAAAGATTATTCCAGATGCTAATAAATCAATGTGTACTGAGTGTTCTTGTCCTATATGGGTAAAAGTTAGAGTACCTACTAATACCTGTCCCTTGAATAAATGGAAAGAATAATGAAAATACCAGTGATTGTGTCTGATAAATATATTGTGTATTTAGAAGAACATGCTGGTGCTTCCTTCATTCATTGTGATTGCTTTGAATGGAGCAAAGGGATTAAAACCTCCCTTATAAACGATTTAGAAAAACTCTTGCAAATACATCGTAAGCCTGTATTTGCTATCCATGAGATAGATGATAAGAAGCATTTGAAGTTTTTATCAATAACAGGCTTTAGTTTTTATCAAAACTTTATAGGGCAGGATAATAACATGCGACAACTTTATGTGAGGAACTTATAATGGGAATCGAAGCAGCACTCATTGGTGGAGGCGCTAGTCTCTTAGGCGGCATGATGGCAGGAAGTTCAGCAGAAGACGCTGCACGCACCTCAGCAGCCGCACAAACAGAAGCAGCACGCATTGCAGCGGAAGCACAGAAGTTCCGTCCTGTAGGCGTAACCACTGCCTTTGGTGGAAGCCAATTTGGTTTCTCTCCAGAGGGCTACTTGTCCAGTGCAGGCTACACCCTGTCCCCAGAGCTTGCACGGCAGCGTGACTTGTTCTTGTCTCAGGCAGGCACACAAGGGCTTGGCTTGGCAGAGCAGGCTGGCACAGCAGGGCAGGGCCTCTTCAACCTCGGTCAAGGCTATTTAGCACAAAGCCCTGAAGCAGCAGCCCAGCAATGGATGCAGGCACAGCAGGCTGCTTTGGCTCCCGGTCAAGAGCGTCAGCTTGCAGGCATTCGTAACCAGCAACAACAACAAGGGCGTGCAGGGCTTGCTGTAGGCGCTACAAGTGCTGGTGGCATGGGTGCTTCCAACCCTGAGCTACAAGCCTATTACAACAGCCTTGCACAGACCAACCTTGGCCTTGCTGGTCAGGCACAGGAACAAGGGCGTGCTCAGACACAGTTTGGTCAGGGCTTGTTAACAGGCGGCTTAGGCCTCACCTCTGCTGGCTACGACCCATACAAAACCATGTTTGGCTTAGGTCAGAGCCTTGAATCAGCAGGTCAAGGAGCCTTGGACATCGGCAGTGCATTAGGCGGTCGTGCCGCCACAGCAGGCGCTAATGTTGGCAATACGCTGTTACGAGGTGGCATGGGTGCTGCTGAGACAATGCAGCAAGCAAATGCTTACAACCCCTACGCCTCTGCTCTTACAGGCTTGGGACAGAATCAGCAACTTACTAGTGGCTTGGCTGGTTTGTTTGGCGCTGGTGGAAAAATTAATCAATGGTCAAACCCGGCAGGTAATCCTCTTCAAACAGGTCAATACGCAGACGCTGGATACTGGACTTAAAGGAAACATTATGGCTGAACAAAGTTTATTCGGAGCAACCCCTGAAGCCTTGCAAGCAAGCCGCGCTGCTGACTTGCAAGCGCAAGCCCTGCAATATGCTAAGCTTGACCCGTTTCAGCGGGCTAATATGAGCATCTATCAAGGAGCTAACCAGCTTGGTGGGGCTGTTGGTGGTATGCTTGGTGGGCAAGACCCTGAGATGATGCGGATTAAGCAGCGTCAACAAATCTTGCAAGGGGTTGATTTAACTAGTGCTGATTCTGTTAAGCAAGGTATTCAAACAGCAATGCAAAACAATGACTTTGCATTAGCTAATGAGTTGAACACTCGTTATCAAACATCAGTTAAAGCAAGTTTAGAAGCCCGTAAGACACAATCTGAGATTGATAAGAATTTGAGAGAAAAAGCTGGTGCAGAACCTTTACAGCAATTAATTCGTACAGGTAAATATACACCGGCATCTGTAGCTGATTATCAGCAATCTGGTGATCCTACAGTACTGGTTCTTGCAACTCCTGAAAAAGCAGACCAAATTAAAGAAGTTGGTGTTGCTGTGGGAACAGGAAAGCCTGTTTACACCTTTCAAACAGCTTCCGGTGTACAGCAAGTTGTGTTTGAAACAGACCCAAAAACAGGCAAACAAATCATGGCTCCGTATGTTGGGGCAGTTGATCGAGCAACAGCAAAAACAACTGTTTCTGTTGACGCTAAAGGTGAAGCAGAGTTTGTTAAAAAACTCGGTGAACTAGATGCTAAAACTGTTAACGAAGCAATGGTTGCTTCTAGAAATGCACGAAGCACTTTAGGTGCCTTGGAAAAACTTAGTACGCTAAACAACGAGCAACTCATTTCTGGTTCTTTTGCTGCTGGTCGTGTGGGCGCTACTAATTTGTTAAATACTCTTGGTTTAACTTCACAAGCAGACGCAGCTCGTCTTGCCACGTCTGAGAATTATCAGAAAGTAGCAGGAGATGTTATTTTACAAACACTTGGTGGTAAACTAGGTGCTGGCTTTTCTAACGAAGACCGTAAGTTTATTGAAGGCCTTATTCCACAGCTTGAAAATAGCCCTACAGCGCGTAAGCAACTTATTGCGTTTATGGCAACTAAAAACAGAGATATTATTACTGAAGCATCTCGTTTAGAAACATATGCACGGACAAATAAAGGATTAGGCGGATTTTCTCCTAAGATTCCTTTTGGAGAAGCCCCTACAGGGGTGTCTGCTATGACAACTGAGCAGCTACGCGCAGAAATTGATAGGTTGAAAAAAGGAAATAAATAATGGCTGCTGATACTCGTCTTGCTGAATTAGAAGCAGAATTACAAAAACGAGGAAATGTACGGGTTACTGGGTCTGTCTTGGAACCAGAAGGCTCTACATTTGAAGAATTTCAGAAAGCAGGGGAATCTTTATTAAAAGGAAGTGCCAAAGGACTTGTTGATATTGTAGGTGGGTGGGGTAATCTTTATGATTAT